AATTCGTTCTTTATCACCTATCATGCCACGAAGGTCATCATCCATGCCACCTTCTCCATCACCTCTAATTAAACCTTCAGTTTGTGCATTGGGCACTATAGATTGCAATACAGCTTCTCTAAGTTGCATAAATGCTTCATTACCATATTTTGTTAAAAATTCATTAAGTGGTCTTTCATCATTAGATTCGCCTAAAAGAAACAATGTTACTTCTTGTGTTAAAGGGTCATTCATAATATCTGTGTTACCACCAGCTTGCATATAACCCATTTTATTTCTGACTTTTTCAGGTAAATTAGATAAACCTTTATTATCTTCTGGTATAGATTTTAGTGTATCACCACCTGCTTTTCTATCTCTTATAGGAGGTTCAAATATTTGAACATCTTCTTCTCTTAATGGTTCAGGCAAATTTACAGGTGTATTTAATAAATCAGGGTATATTATTGGTCCTTTACCAAACATACCTGAACCTCTTGGTTGTGGAGTTATACCCCTAGCCATTAACGCTTCAGCCGTCATCATTTCTCCCAGTCCTGAATCTATACTTGGTTCTAGACCTGTAGCATATTCTACTTGTGGTCCAAACATAGTTTGTAAAGATTCTAAATTATCTTCTCTACTTCCTAAATACTGGGATATATCTATATTATTATCAACACCTTTTGGAAGTGGTTCGCCAAGAGTACGAGGTGGTGTAATTCCTAAATCTTGTCCTGTTATAGGCATATACTCACTCATGCCAATTTCTCTTTCAGGAATATTATATTGGTCAAGACTATCTATTATTGATTGTATGTCTAAGTTTCCTATATTAGGTATGCCTATTCTTCCACCTAATCCAACAGGTCCTGTACCAAAATCAGGTAATCCAGGATTAACAAGTCCTTGGTCTGGTAATTCAGGTCCTTCAAATACAGGTCTAGGTGGTTTGCCAAATTTTAAACCTTCTGGTGCTTCACCTGTATAAGCAGCATATGGGTCAATAGATACTTGTGGAGCTATATAAGCCTGTCTTCCACCATACCCACCTTGCGAGCCTTCATATGTATCTACTGTTACTGGAGGTGCACCTGCTTGCAAACCTGATGCAGGAGCTGATAGTGTAGATGGTTCAAAATACATAGTTTCAGGAGCAAAACCAGGCATAAAATCAGGATTAACCTGATAAGGCTGTCTTGCTGGAGCATAAATTTGTGGCAACTCTCCTCCTGTTATATTGTCTAATTTTGCTTCTGCCATTCTTCTTACATCACCACCCATAAAATATCCAGTAGGTCCGCCTTCTGCTGAGTAAAGAATAGGTTCAGGATTCATCAATTCATTTTGTCTTTTTCTTTCTAACCTTTCTTCTTCAATTCTACGCATTTGTTCTTCGTAATCAGCTTGCATCATATCCATGCCATACATTGTTCCAGTAGTTCCTAGTGTGGCTAATGCTAATGGGTCATTCATGGCTGCTGAACCAATATTAGAAAGTCCTTGTCCAACTCCTTCTGAAAATACTGTACTAAAATCTTCTCCAAACGTAGCTGCACCTGGTCCTGGAATATCGCCAGCATAATCTGCTAAATATTTAGCAGCCTCGTCTTTTATAAAATTAGGAGAATTAGCAACTCTTTCTGCTAATTCTATTCTTGCTGTGTCAGTTAAAGCTTCAGGTCCTAATTGAGCAGCTAATGCAGGGTCAGTAGAAGCTATATTTAATAAATTTGGGTCTGTAATACCTAAATTAGAAGGGTTTTGTAAAAGGTCAGCAGTTGCAATATTAGTAGCTTCAGTAGTAGCTGCTTGAGTTCCTTCAGCTAGTTTTTGTGCTTCTGCTCCTCCACCAAATATTCTGCCTGCCATACCTGAAAATATACCTGCTTTAACTCCTTCTTTAATATCACCTGTTACTGCAGTTTGTGCTAGACCTGCACCAATACCTGCTGCTGCTGCTTTACTTAAAGCCATTCCTCCAACTGTAGCTCCAGTCAACAGACTGCCACCTAACATTGAACCAAATATAGGTGCTAGAAATGGTAAAAATGCTTCTGGTTGTCCAGTTTGAGGATTAACTGTTATAGGCATAGCTTGTGCCAAACCTTTAACCTCTGCTGGATTAACGTGCAAAAGCATGGAATCGCCATAACGACCTTGTGCTGCTACGTTTTTAGTTTGTTGTTGTATATCCATAATTCCACCTTTATTAAAATTGTATTGTGTTTGTCCACCTTGAGCTGAAAGTTTTATATTACTTCTACCACCCTCACCTGTGCCTTCTTGAGGTCCATAATAACCCATAAAGTTTCTTAATTGACCATAAGCATCAGATACACCTATATCTCTTACACTTCCTAAATATTCACCTAATTTAGCTAAACCAGTTTCTTGTGTTTTTGGTGTAAAATCAAATTTATCTTTTACTATAAAACCTCCATCATCTGTAGGAGACAAAGAAGCTCGACCTAAAAAAGATTTTAATACAGTAACAGGGTCAGTAACTTTACCAATTAAACTTCCTGTTGAACCTTCTTGGTCTAAATTTTCAGCACCCAAAGCGTTATAATCGCTATAACGTATTGTGTCAGGATTTATGCCACGTTTTATTTTAGCTTCTCTAACTTCTGGTTTTTGACTATATGCAATTACCCTTTCTAAAGCATTTAGTTCTGCTTTTGATAAATCTTCTTCAGTTCTATCTTGTTGTGGATTAAAAAATTGTCTTATATTTATTGGTAAAAAAGAATCACTATCTATTTTTTTTGTGGCTCTGCTTTCTTTTTTTTGAGTTTTTACAACTTTTTTAGATTTTTTAATATTTTCTTTTTTACTAGGAATATTTAAAGTTCTACCAGCATAAATTTTATTTACATCTGTAATATTATTTAATTCAGCTAATTCTTTAACAGAAATATTATTGTCTTTAGCTATTTGACTTAATGTGTCTCCAGCTTTAATTTTATATTTCATTACCTTTCCTCTTTTGTTTCACAACCAAATACATTAAAACTCATATCAACTGCACTTGTATAAACTTTCAATACATCTGTTTGATTAAGTGTTATACCTATAACTATAGCCAATGAATCATTGGCTGCAACAGATTTGTCATAGTACAAATATTGTTTATCATTTGCACCTGCTCCACCTACATGAACACTTAGTCTAAATGTAATGGCTGAACCTGTTCTATTTGCTGCCACAATTGAACTAATTGTAGTTTGCGTCATATCAGGCACAGTATATAAAACTGTTGTAGTGGTGGCTGCTGGGTCTAATTGACCTAAAACTTTTAAATCATCAGCCATGTTTCAATCCCATTAATAAAAATTGATGTCGTTTAGAAGCCTTACTTGTTACTGTAGATTGCATTCTTTGTATATTTGTTATCTTAACATTAATATCTTGTATAGCTTGTTCTATAGTTCTACGAGTTACTGCTTCATTATTAGCATCATAATCTAAATTTACTGCTGGTAATGCTAGCGTTCTTATATCAGTCATTATCTTTTTCCATCTGGTCTTATTTCTAACCTTAAATCACCTATTCGCCATCCATAATTACTTGATGAATTAGATATACGCATAGCTGCTTGCCTACTTCTTGCTCTTGTATTTGCAAATGTAGATGAAGGAGTAACATTAATAGTCTGTAAAGTAGATAAATCTTGTAAAGGGTAATCTCTGCCTTTAATTGTAAAAGTTACAGTATCTTCAGTTGATTGTTGGTCTCTAAATTCTACATCAGGTATTAACTTAGAAATAAAAGTAAATTTTTCACCATCTGGTTCTAAATCAAAATCACTTGATTCTATAAATGCAGAAAACGCATCAGTATCATCACCATGACCTATTTCGTGGCTATATATATAATTCAAATTTGAATTGTCATTTTTACTTGCTGCTATAGGATTTTCATATATTGTTGCTTCATTCCATGCAGTTCTTACAAAATTATCTGTTGTTGTACCTATTGACCAAGTATTTTCTAAATAATTATATAGAACGTATTTATCAATTTCTGTATTAGTGCCTGAAGGATAGAACCAAATTACTTCGTTTACGCCTCTATTTGAACCAGCAAAAACTTTATAAGACTGGTCTTGGTTTAAATCAGAAAGAACATAATCTAAAACTGTGCATGGCAATCTTTGTGAAGTACCTGAATAAACGTGAAAACCACTTCTATCCATAAAATAAACTTTACCATCAGCATTAGTTGCAGCATTTGGTGATATTAAACTTACGCCTTCAGCTACTTCTGTAAAACTAAATACAAATGGCTCTCCAACAAAACGCATAGAAACTATACCTGCATCTGTCCATATAAGTATTTCTTGTCTTGTTCTTAAAGCTCCTACTATAGTTGAACCTTGTGATAACTGCACACCACCTGCTTGATTTGTAGCTGTTGGTGTCCAATCTACAGCACTTTCTCTATCTGAAAATCTTACTAATAAAGGGTCAATATCAGAACTTCCAATAGGATTAGAGCCAAAAGCTATAACGTGCTTATCTACATCTGATGTCATAACTTGCAAACAAGATGTTGGCACATTGCTAGCACCTGATTCTGATGATAAAGCAACTGCTCTTGTTGTTAATCCGTCTGATTTATCCCAAAAATATATAGCACCTCTTCTTGGTGCAGCTATAGTGTCATCTCCAAAATTATCTATTGACCATAATCTAAGTTGATTTGTAAGCAATAAATCGTCAATAGAACCCCAAGTTCCAGAACCCCAAGTTCCAACACCCCAACCAGTACCTCTTACATATACATCTAAACCTGAATTAATTTGATACGCACCTACTACTGAACTACCACCATTACCACTATCACTAGCGTTTGCTGTTACTGTTGTTCCAGATGTATCTTTAGCAGTTACTGTGTAAGTATTTGTTCCTGTAACTAAATCTATTTGATATTCTTGATTTAATACAGTAGCAGTAACTAAGCCACCTAAAGTAGCAGCACCACTAAAAGTAACAAAATCTCCTGTTACTGCACCATGACTAGCATCTGTTACAGTTATGGTCGAACTTCCATTAGTTGCTGCAAAAGTAACATCTCCAGCAGAAGTTGTAACTCTTATTGGTGTAATATCATTATAAGCACTACCTGACAAATTATATAATTTTTGGTGTGTTCCTAATATTACAAATGAATCACCATCAATAGCTTTATATGGATATATTTTTCTACAAGTACCTATAAAAGTACCAGTAGAAAATTTTTCCCAGCCACCTATTCTTTCAGGCTTGCCTTTACGAAACCTTACTTTATCAGCATCAAACCAACCACCTTCATTTGAGTAGTTAGTTCCTTCTTTATTAATGCCTGGTCTAAAAACATATTTAGCTAAAGCCATTTTAGACCTCTATCCATTCTTTGCCTTCAAAGAGTAATGCTTCTGCCTCTCTGCGTCTTATTAATCCTTGCAATGTTTGACCTCCTGCTTTATTCCATCTTTTTATTTGTGCAGGTACTGTATGATAATCACCTGCATTTAAAAGTTTTAACAAAGTAGATTCTTTTAGATTTGTTGGTCCTAAGTTATAAACCCAACAAACTAAAGCATCAAACTGACATTGATTTAAAGGTACTGTAACCAAATCATTAATATAACCTTCATACTCAGGCAATTCTTCATGTAAAAGATGTTCAGCTTCATCACGATTAATACTATCGCCTTCTTTTACATCTTTAGTATGACCATATCCAATTGTCCAAACACCTACGCTATCTTGATATGCTTCTAATTCGCAACCTTCAAATTTTTTAATTAACTCAATTCCTTCTTGTGATATAAAATTCATTTTGTTTCCCCTTTATCTGATTTTGGTGTTGTTACAGTTTTATAATAAACTACAACTTCTTTTAACTCCGTTATATATCGTTTAAGTTCTTGCATATTATATGCCATCACCTCGTAGTCAGGTATTGTCATAGCTAAAAATACCAACTCCCCTTCTTGTTCTTCTATTTTAGCTAATTGTTCATCAGCATTTTCTGGAGTTATAGTCATCCACATAGGCTCACGCAAATCTATTTCCCTTGGCATAACAGGATGAGCTATCTGTCGCTCTAATGGTTTAGCTGATATTTCTATTTGTTTAGTTGGAATAAGACTGCAACTGCATATCATCATCAAGACTATCAACTGTAGCACTAATCTTCTCGATGTCTTCCATAATGTGTTTAGTTCCATTATTTATTTTCCTTTGCATTTCTATAGGGTCTGCAATAATTTTTGCTGCTAGTTCATAGTTTTGTATAAACTGTGTATATCTATTTAACTCTCTTTGAGCAGCCTGACTTTTTAAATTTAATTCATTCAACTGATTTGTTTGTAATAAAAAATCTTCTTGTAAACTTTCTATAGCTTCTTCTTGTGTAGCTATAGCACCTTCTAATGCCATGTTATTAGCTGTAAGTATTTGATTTTGGTTATATAAATAATAAATTAAAAATCCTAATACTATTATTATTCCTGCTAATGCTTGATTCATTACATATCCTCAATAATATAATTAAGACCAGAAGCACTTCTATACTCAATTAAATTATTATTTTCATCTTTAAACTTTAAGTGTTTTTCTTTTTTAGTAATAATTTTTTTGGTGATATAAGTTTTATCATCAGCATCTCCGTATTCTTTATTAAAAGATACTGTTATTTTGTATCTAGTTTTAAATAAATCTATTATCCAATTTAAAGCTAGTTTGATTTTTATTGCCATTTAGTTAGCTAAAGGATTTTTGTTGTCTTCTAATTTTTCTATTTCAATCCAGAGTCTTTCTACATCATTTGTTAATGTAGCTATTGAGGCTTGCATTTTAGAATCGTCAGGTATATCAAGGCTATCTATTGATTTATTTATATACTCTACTGATGTTTCAATAGCTGCAAATCGTTCTTCGATAACTTGTTGTGCATCTTCTGTATCTTCAACACCACCAATTTTGGCTTCAAGATTTTCTAACCTATTTACATAAGTAGCTCCTGTATAACCAAAACCAGCTAACGTGCCTACAATTGATACTAAAGCTATCAATTGAGTTGTTTTATTTTCAAACCAATCCATATTTTTCTCCTATAAATTTGGTTGTTGTTCTATCATATTATTCAGCAAACTTATATTATTACTCGCTAAACTATAAAAACCACTTATATTATCACTTATATTTATATCATTATAAATATCTTTAGATTGATACCAAGTTTCTTGTTTTGGTATTTCGTAGGCTTTATACGCTTCAAAGGCAGGCACATAACCTAAATAAGCAATTAATGTAGATTGGTCTGCATATTGCCCAGTTTCTTGTTGTTCACTTTCTGCTTGTTCTTGTTGTTCTTTAATGTTGTTAGCAATAATCTCATCAGCTATTTGGTCTGCT